ATCAGCAAGAAAGCGAATCAGCAGCAAATGAACACTGCGACCGATTCTACCTCAACCACCCCGCTGCTTACCGAGCTATTGCACCTACAGGATCAATTGGTATCCTTGCAGGGACGACTACGGGGATTGAACCTCTCTTTGCAGTGGCTTACAAGCGACGCTTCCTTACTGAGGGAACAAAGTGGAAATACCAGTACGTTGTTGATGGAACGGCTCAAAATCTTATCTCAGAGTATGGAGTTGATCCAAGCAAGATTGAATCGGCTATTGACTTAAGTGAGAACTATGAACAGCGAATCAAATTCCAAGCAGACATTCAAGATTANGTTGACATGTCAATCTCGTCAACCATCAATTTACCCTCCTGGGGAAGTGCTGGAAACAATGACAAGCGCGTACAGTCTTTTACAGAAACTCTTGCAAAATATGCCCCAAGACTGCGAGGTTTTACTTGCTATCCAGACGGAAGCCGAGGCGGACAACCTCTCACGAGTGTCCCCTATGAAGACGCTATCAAGAGTAAAGATATGATCTTTGACGAAGTTGACATCTGTGAATTCACAGGTCACGGTGGAAGTTGTGGCGTATGAGAGTGATGATGGTAGAACTCATCAATGGTGCTCAAGTAGGCATCGAGCATGTCTCTGGAGATGACGATGATGACTATGAAGGACTCATCTGTCTTAACATCCTATGTCTTAGATTTATCTTTATGAAGATGAAAGAAACGTAGACAAAAAAAAAGCCCCCATAGCTGTAAGGCCGTGGGGGCTTTTTTCATTTCTGGAACAAACTTTTTAAAGATTGCCAGGTTAAGGGTTGTTGTGCTGCTGTTCTACCATACAAATCACGTAGTATAGCTTGCTCTGTTGCTAGTGTAGCATCTAAATGCTGTCCTCCAGGACTTGTTTCCAAGTACTGTCCTCTATCTAAAGATTTACGAGGATCTGCCATTCTTCCTACTGCAAAAGAAGGTAGTTCATGAAAAGACTGCCTGTACTGATTATACTCATTGTCTGGATAATACATTCTAGGAACTCTAGAAAGTTGAGGATCCAATTTATTCCAAGCATCTACAAAAGACCTGTCTGCAGAAGAAATAGATTCTCCTTTATCTTTACGATCTCTAATGTATCTAGATTTATCCTGCATGTCGTGAAACAACGCATGCGTAGCCTCATGAGCTAAAGTATTTTGTGGATCTCTAGCTCTAGGGTTTAATTCTACTGTGTTTGTATCACGAGTATATGCTCCACCAACAGAGGGAGGTAACTGAGAAGAAATCTGTAGTTCTGGAAGTCTTTGAGTTTTTCTTAGTAAAGAAATAATTTCTTCTAAATCAGAATTAGGTTTTATGTATTGTTGCCATTGATCCATACATATCCTTCATTTCTGGAAGTACTTAGTTGCCCAAGTACCCAGTTGTTTAAGTTTATCTGAACCAGAGTTAATCATGTCATCTATTGGATCAGTCTTAGGTGCTGCCTTTGTAGGAGCATTGTTGCTCTTAAGTGCTCTATTAGCTAAGTCTAACAAAATAGCTTGTTCTGTAGCCATGGTGGCATCTAGATGAGGAGTACCCTCATAGATATCTTTTCCTGGATATCTGGAGTTTGCTACTCCATAAGACTGCCGTTCAGTTGCACTAGATCGATACCTATCTAGACCATTCATAGGAATGTTTGTGTCAGTATCTTGTAGCTTTTCTGCAGCTTCTACAAAACGTCTTTCGTGTTCATTCATACTACTGCCCTTTTTACGGGTTTCATAATGCTGTCCACCAATGATGCCTCTAACTGCATGCTGTAGTTCATGAGACAATGTACGTTCTGGATTTGTAGCAAAAGGGTTTACTTTAATGTGGTTTTGCCAATTATTATAATTACCCTCATGTCCTAAGTCCATACCCAATCCCAATTCCATAGTGGGAGTCCTGTTCATATCACGAAGATATTGATACTGTTGTCCCATTATGTCATTAGGATTGTTTAGTTGCTTAGCAAACATTTCTTCTAAAGAACCAGCCATTATTGAGTCCTCCGTTGTAAGCTCCGCAATTGAGGAATCTTGCTAGAAGCAGCTTGTCTTAACAACAGGTAATCCTGTGGAGACATGTTCTGTTCAAGAGCCATCTTATTGAGTTCCACCTCAAAGGTCTTGGGATCACCTTGACCAGTTTTAAAGTATTTATCCAAAGTCTTTTGGTCAATTGGACGATTACGGAATAAGTCTTGTGCAATGGTTTGCATTGCAGAAGCACGGAACTCTGTATAAGCAGCATCAAGCTGAGCTTGCTGGTACATCTTCTGCTTTTGAGCAGATTCATTAATACCAGTAAAACCAATCTTCTTCAACAACACGTCAGTATCATTGCGGACTGCTGTAGGCTTAATCTTTTCAGGATTCTTGCTGTATGCCATTCCATTCTTCTGATACCAAGCAACGTCCATTGGTCCTTGTAAGACAGGTGGAGCAAGGTTAATTGCTGCTGACTTCAGGTTTTCCTCTGAAGGATTTAGCACAGCACGACCCGTTGCCTTACCCATTTCATACAACTTACCACCGCCTGCAAAGGCTGCGTCAGCTGCACTAGAGGGCAAGACATCTCCCAGTCCTGTACGGGTGCTCAAATCGACGCCAAGCATCGTAGGAGCGCCATGAGACAGGGCATAGGTAGCATTGGGGCCTAGGGCCTTACCAACCTCTTTAGAGGCTTCCATGACGTCTATAGACAGGCTACGGGGGCTTCCCATCTTCTTGGTGATGTAGTCATACAACATCTCCCATTGAGAGAAGAACGGCAATCCCATAACACCAGCAATAGCAATTGTGGTAGCCATCTGAGTCAAGATAGGCATAGCGTTAGCATCATTACCAATCTCTCTGGCAAACAATGCCCAACGGCTTAGTTCGTTGTGTCCAAAGCTCTTCAAGTTGTAAGCCAAGCTTCCTATAGGGCCTAGGGCATTATAGATTGCTGGCTTTTCCAAAGCGCTGTAGTTGACCATAGCCATGTCGGTAAACCGATGGGCTTGCTCGTATAAACCCTTCTTGGGGGTTAAACCAGCTTCATGGAGCATGCTAACCAAACCCATGTACACCATACTACGAGTTCCTGTTTCCAGGGCTGCAGCAGGAGCTTGTGCTATTGAACTGGTGTAATACTCAACACCTTTAGAAATCTGGGTAGAGTGTTGCACCATATCGGTAGCATATACATGGTTGTCTTTGGCATACTTAATAGCGCCAGCCATAACTGGATCGAGCTTTTGACCAAGCTGATCTTTAATCAGAGCCAAACTACCTTCAGCCATGTTGGCATAGCCAAAGCCTGTTAAACCTGTTGCACCACCACGTCCACGCAGGAATGCTGCCATAGCAGGCATTGCTGTGATAGGCTGGATAAGCTGTAAGGTTAGGAAGGCTGGACTTAAGGACAGCATAGCTGTGTTAGCTGCTAAACGGGCATATCCTAGGGCAGCACGTGGAACGGAAGGACCAACCCCAATAGCGCCAAAGGCAGCGTTCATAACGTCACCAACTGCTTTACCCATACGGCTAGGATTGATGCCTAGAGCATTCTGCATGTAATCATCAACTAAACGAATAGCGTTAGGATGTGATTTAACTACTTCAGGATTACGTAACACATCGTTTACATCCTTAGCAGCTTTAGACAGTTGTCCCCAAGTAAATCCGCTCTCAATATAACGTATTTGATTATCAAAGAACGCTCGGGCATTCTCTTCTGTATTTTCCCAAAACTTACGTCCTTCCATGCCCCAGACACCTTTCTTCTGCATGGTGTGCTTTTGCATGCCTAGATAGTTAGAAGGATCGTCATTAGACACTTGACGCAAAGTTTCAACAAACTCTTTGATGTGAGGGTTGTCCTCACCCAAGGTTGCTAAAACATCTTGGAAGGCTTCGTGTGGAGTACCACGAGCAGAACGAGAAGTCTTGCTCATGTCCTGTAGAGGACCAAACTGTAAGGTTGGATCTTTCTCTAACACTTTCTTTTCCAAAGCAGACAAAGAACGCTTACCAATGTTCTTAGTGTCAGCACCAATTACACCTACAACTTCCTGCTTACCGTCAACTATCTTGTAGACAACTTTACGGAAGTCTCCAGTCATGTTCATGGCAGAGTAAGCCTCACGGGCTGCGATAGGTTTCTTGCCTACAGATGCTCTGGCTTCGTTAATGCTCTTGAGAACATCAGCCATAGTATGCTGATGCATCTCAATAAACACTTGTACCTTTTCAGACAAGCCATACTTTTGCATCATCTCAGGAGTAATTTCTACCTGATGCTTATCAGCAAGGTTTAGCACTTCGTATGCTTTTGTTCTTTCAGCAGTGGACAAGTCACGTAAAGCACCTAGGTAGTTGTTGTGCAACTTCTCGGTTACTTCTGCATGAGCTAGGTTATCTCCTTGTAACAATCTGTCTACACTATAATGTACAACAGGATCATTTACTTTAGCTTTAAGATAAATACCACCTTTAGTTAAAGCATTAGCACCTTTTTGTAAAACATTCTGAGATACATCAGGAGTTGTCTTAGCCATCGCTATAGCCTCGTCAGGAGACTTAATCATGGCATTACCAACTTCACGGAGCTTGTCACCAATACCAGGAATGTTGTTCAAGGGATTGGCAGGCTTATATTGCAGAGCCTTAGCTGCTGTGAGTTGTTGTGTATCGTGTACACCCTTTAAAGCACCAGATTCGACAATAGCCTTACCTAACACTTTAAACATCTCTGGGTCCATGCTACCACGCTGATTTCTCAGCTTGTTCAAAGAACGTGTGGCTTTAGCTTTCTCTTGTGGGGTTAGTTCACCCCATGTCTTGTGAGAGGTAGACTGTAAAACTTCATGAGCACCAAACAAATCACCTTGTCCACCGCCAGGATGGTTTAGGTAGTCTTGGTAGGCAGCTTTCATGTCTTCAGGAAGATTGAATGCTGTACCAGGTTCTTTAGCTAAGTTCTCTAAAGTTTCTTTAAATTCGTTAAAGGTAAATGGACGTACACCTTCTGGTGTCTGTGCAAAGACCTCTTCATATGCACGATGCATATTAGTGTGTGGCTCAAACAAGGAAGCTTGTTCACCTGCGCCAGCAGCTTGTGCCAGCTCAGAGTCACGCTGTTGACGTTGTTGCTTAGCAGCCTCTTCTTGAGCTTGTATATGTTCTTTGTAGCCTGTAGGAGCAGCTTCTCTACGCTGTAGTTCAGCAGCATTGAGTTCTGGTCTAGCTTGACGTGCTACCTCAAACTCCATCTGCTTCTGACGCTCTTCAATGATGTCTTGAGCACGACGTTGCTCAGGAGTAGAACGCTCTGCTGTTAAGTCCTTAGCCATTTGAGTCATAGGAGTAAACTCTTCTGCAGGAGCAAAAGGTTCTCCACCCAGTTCCCGTGTCATACGGTCCATGGGAGACTCTTTTGGTAAGCCAGCAAACTGTTCAGGCATTGTGGCTGGAGCAGGGGCAGCTGCTTGAGCAGCCATGTCAGCATCAATACCTTCGTTAGACATTCCATTCTTGTCCATCTTAGCACGGACAGATTCAGGAGTTATGCTACGAAGTCCAGGGTCAAGGGTTTCAGCAAGCTTGGTAAAACCTCTACCAACATGCTTAGCGCCAGGGATACCAACCCCATAGCCCAAGATGTCAGCACCAAGCATCAAACCACCAGCAGTATTAGGGCTAGCACCCTTTTCTTCTGCTTTCTTGCCCAGCCATTCAATACCTTGTCCAGGAAGGCTAGCAAGTTCCATCATCTTCTTGTAGCCAGCATTCTCCTCAGCACCTGTCATTTTACCAATGGAAGGAGCTACATCTTCTACAGCCTGTTGACCAGCAGCACGGAGTTCCTTAAGGTTGTACTCAGGAGCAACAGCCTTAGCCAGTCCTGCAGCACCAATGCTTATAGCACCCTTGGGAATGCCATACAAGACGTCTCCAAGGGCTGTAAACGCCCCTGCAGTGTCCTTAATAAGATTACCAGCACCTGTAAGACCTTGTTCAATGAGACCAGGCTCTTCAGCAGCTTTTGTTGTTTGTCCTAAATGACTCTTAATCTTGGCAATAGCCTGTTCATTAGACAAGCCGTCAGGCAGGTCATAATGTTGTCCTTCATATTGGTATACAGGCATTGATTTTCCTTATTTAAGTACAATTGGATTAGCAGCAGTTCCTAAAGCAGGACCACCTGCAATTGGGGCATTAGCCGATGTACCTGGTTTATTTTGAATATTAATCGAGCCATCTAATGCTGAAGGAACAATTCCTGGAGCACCTATAGCACGATTCTGAGCATCCTCAGCAGCACGTTGACGAGCTTGTGCAGCACGTGTTTTGTATTGTTCTGCCATGGCTGTATCACCAGCAGCATCGGCAGCATAATAGGCAGACTCTAAAATCTCAGCAGCTTGTTGAGCATTACGAACTTTAAGCAACGATGTGTTAACATCTGTAGCTACTTTGTTCTTGTTATACTTACCAGCATCAATACGCATTTGTTCAAGACTGCGTTGCTCAGATCCCTGAACTCTCAATCCATCGATATGTGAACGGTAAGCAGCACCTTGCTGAATAATTTTATTTCTAAAAGCTTCCAAAGCCTGTGGCAGTTTCTCAGGAGGAATCTGTGAGGTTTGTTGCCAGATACTCTGTACAGCAGGATCTTTTGTATCAATTCCATTTTGCTGAGCAAAGTTGGCAAGCCAAGCATGACGAGCAGGAGCAGGAACATTAGTAAGTTGAGCTGCAGCAGTTCCCATAAGTTGACTGTAAGCATCTGTCTTTTTAACAGCACCTTCCAGTTTACCAACGGTCAAGTCAAATTTAGCTTTTTCAAGTTCAACTTTACCTTTTTCCATATCTTGAGTACTTTTCTCAAGACCTTGTTTCTTACTCTGAACCTCTAAGGGATGCAGCTCTGCTTGATTGGCAGTTTGCTGCATAATAGATTCCATTTGAGCCTTACGATAGGCTTCCTGTGACTTCTGCTCATTTTCTGTGTCAGCCATTTGCATGCCTGTCAACATAGCTCCACCAGCAGGCCCTAGGTTTTGGAACATAGAACTTAAATCCATACTGTTTCCTTAAGTTTTAGCAGAATAAGCAGCAAGCATCAATGGAGTGTTAAACATTCCATATTGGTTGCTCAATGCTTGATTGCCCAAAGCATTCTGTCCTTGTTGTAGGTTGCCCAAAGCACCCATACGGAGTTTAGCAATAGTAGCAGCCAAGTCATTAGCACGAGCACCATACTGGCTATTACGTCCAGCAGCAGCGTCCTTACGAGCCATTTGTTGTGCTAGCAAGTTATACTCAGGAGAACCTGGAGCATAGGTGTTCATGATGTCAGCACGGTTCTGATTGTACATACCCTTTTGTGCTTCAGCCATTTTGTTTTTGGCATACATGTCATACAAACTACCAGCAGCATACATAGATGGTATTGGATTCTTAGACACGGTGTCATAAGCACTCTTAACAGCACCCATAGGATTGTTCATCAAGTTGCTCAGAGAGAAAGGAGAGCCTGTAGCACCATAAGTACCGCCAGAGGCTCCTGCTACTCCAGGACCAGCAATGTCTGCCTCAGCTCCCATACCACTAAGGAAGCCTTGATTTCCACCAGAAGAAACAGCGCTAGGTGCTCTACCCAAAGCATTACCATAATCATCAAACTCACCAGGCATAGCATTGCCATTGATGTAGTTTTGTCCTGTTAAACCAGCTTCTGGATTCTGTAAAGAGATGCCACGAGAAGCTACATTACTACCTTGGCTAAGTCCTGGAATTGCTTCTTGAGCAAGAGGACCTTCTCCACCTGCAGGAATACCATCAAAGCTTCCTATGTTGTTCTCAAGTCCTGGTACAGCATTACCTGTAATAGAAGAGACATCTGCAGCACTGCTTGTAAACGGAGCAAAATCACTAGCAAATTGAGAACCCAAAGTGGTTCCCGCGCCACCTAACGTAGATAAATAATCAGCACCAAGTCCACCAGCAGTAAGTCCACCACCAGCTCCAGTTGCTGCCATATCTCCAAGAGCAGTTGCACCACCAATACCTTCAGCAGCACCCATGCCAGCTAAACCTTCTCCTGCACCTGTAGCAGCCATGTCCCCTAGGAACATATCCCCAGCTAGGGCGTCGCCACCAGCTTCAAACAATAACGGTTCAAATCCTGAGCACATTATGCAATCTCCTTATTGAATACGTATCCCATACTTTTATATCCTAAACGGGTATACATACCCTGTACTTTGTCCATGTTAATACCAGTCGTATGACCGATGACGATTGAGGTTGCTTTGTTGTCTTTGGACCACTTCTCAAAGTTCTTGAATAAGCGGACAAACAATATTGAACCACGATGTTCTGGCTTTATAAACATAGCCATGTCGCCAGCCGTAAGTTCATCAGAGAAGTATTGCTCACTAATTCTACCAAGGATGCCACCTTCGATGACACCGTTGTTTTTAGAATATGTCAGAAACATCCTATTGGGATGAGTTTTAGTAGCCAACAAAATCTTGCTCATCTTAGAGCGGTCAAACTTTTTGTTTCTAAAATGAGGAGCTTCTTGGTGCATTTGTTCAGAAATGTCCAAGAGTTGTTGCAAGTCCTCATCCATAAGATGTGTATAAATCATATTAAAGTTACCGATTTCATTGTACCACCATCGTTGGTCCAAAGTTTAACCAATCCAGTGGTTGTGTTTTTATACACAGCTGCTTTACTAGCAGCAATGTCGGAAGTAGTAGGATCACTAGACTTGCTTTGAACAGATAATAAATTAGCTGAACCTGTCGTGTTTTGATTCCATGTTGGAACTGTTCCTGTAAGTCCACTGTAAGCAACGTTAGTTGCTGTAGCAGCATTACCAGAGATATTAGGCAGGGCAGTTACATTTGTTGCTTCAGCAGCAGAAATGTGATATTGTCCTGTACCTAATATGTTAGTTAGCAGTCCGTGGTTCTTATTTTGTAGGTCCGCAATTGAACTGCCAGCTTTGTTGACAAGGTTCCAAGAAACAGAACCTTGAGTATTCAGAAGGGTGTAGAGTTGGTTATACCATGCTGTCCAAGCAAAGTCACCAGCTCCAGCCCTTGTTGGTGGTGGGGGAAGTCCTCCGCCAGCCATTAGATACTACCTTTGTTAATGTCCACTTCCAAACCTTCTAAACGAAGTAGGTGTGGAAGGCTGTAGGTTAGTTTGAAAGCACGTCGTCTAAACTGTCCTAGCTGGTCAATCTTAGGAAGATCAGCATTAAAGTTTAATGTACGAGCTGTACTAAATGTCTTATAGTCATCATCTGACCATTGCACAGATACCGCTATGTCAGTTCCTGTAGAATCAGGAACATCTCCTATGATCGATAAACGATACATAAATTTACGGTTAATGGTATCAAAGTCCAGCTTAGCAGAAGTAAAAACACAATCGATGGCTGTTCCAGCGTCAGTAAAGAGTGTTTCATCCATCGTGTAAATCTTACCGTTTGTTTTATCAAGCATGTAAGCGCTTCCGTTAGGACCGTCTGCAGCATGTGAACATAAGAATGCTCCACCTGCTGTACTCCATTCGTGCCACATTTTTGTATCAAAGCTATATACCAACGTTCTGTTAGTTAAACAAATCACATAACACTTCTGTCCAGAAACACGGATGCTAAATGCTTGTGCATTGACTAGGTTAGCCCCATCTGCAAGGAGAGCACTCTTTACAGCAGGAATACCAATCTCAGTTGCCTTAAATCCATCAATGGTCCATACTGTATGTCCACCATTGTTTGTTTCTCCAATCATGATAACCTCTACCTCAGTTTGTACAACCGAGTCTCTGGCAGCAGTACCAAACTGTTGAACAGCAGAGTCATGACGTCCTAGGGGACTTCCTGTGGCATTAGCTACGTCGTACATATATTCGACGCTACTAGAACCCACAGCATAGATATAGTTGTTGTTTTTAGACAACGCTACAATNTTATCTGGGTACATTTCAGNAGAGATNAAGTCTCCTGCTGTCCATGTCATTGGGTCATCTAAATTGCTNTTATAGATGTCTTCACTNTCTTGTTTAGCAACAAACAAATAGGCATCTATAAAAATAGGAATAGGTACATGTGGTGTAGGAAAGTTAGCATCTGTTATTTTAACAGAAGTAGTAGAGTTACTAAACACATATCCGTCTGTACCGTCCAAGAGGACAAGAGANACNGTTCCTGTACTACTGACAAACTCTGTAAATCCCACAGTTCCTGTAGAAGTTGCAAGGGTTAATACAGCAGAACCATTTGCATAAACCTTGTTACCAACAACAGCCATGCAATAGCCTGTACCACTAATNACCCAATAATAAATACCACGNCCTTCGCCTGTGGCTGTAGTGAAAGCCGTCGCTACACCTGGACGGCTCTTAATAAAATACTTGCTTTGATCGCCAACAGGACTCTTAATCACCTCCACCATCATGTTTAACAGACGGAAATCCTGTGCAGCATTAGTACCACGCTGCTGTGGATTGGAGATAAAATTGACTCTCTTGGTTTCGTATGTTTGAATTGCTGGTGTTTTACTGTATGGCATTACATAGTCTTTCTACCAGCAGTGTCTGGTTGGAAGAATATACCGCCTTCTTCTGTACCGAATGACAATGCCTTATCGTGGAAGAATTCAGCTTCTTTAGCTAGCAATTGTCTATCCTGTAGAGGAACACCATATTCTGGAGACAGCCTGTGAGCTAGTCCATAGATAATTGCTTCAGTCCATTCAGACGGGAAGTCAATGTCATCTGTAGAAGATGTCATGTCCTCAAAAGGAGTTTGGTAACGTAAGGTAATGGTTGTTACAGAATCGTTGGGCTTAGGCCACAAATTGATAACACCGTAGTCACGTAGAGGCTGGTAATACAAATTAACAGGAGTGCCAGAAGACAGAGCTAATGGCAGCAAATCGTAGTTGTAGTTTGTATAAACGTTCATAGGAACGTTAGAGAAATTNGTTGTCTTGGTTACGCCAAGCTTGTATAACCTTAAGAGGTTTAGCNGTATTAAACGTCTGACCTACACCAATGTTATAAGCTGCTGTACCCTGAGTCACCGTAAAGGTGTANCTCTTNATTGACCAGAGGGGCATGCCGTCTGTTTCAAACCCCTTAATCATAGCGTTAAGGGCTTGTGTTGCGTCAGTAATCTGATAAGTCTCTGGAGAACTACCTCCTGACAAAACACCAAGTTTCCGCAATGCCGCAGAAATAATCTCGTTTCTGTTTAACTTCCAAGTAGTTGTGCCAGATGTACTCATAATTAACCCGCTTGTTTATGATATTCGTCCTCAGTTAAAATACCTGGTAGATACTTCTTTTGGGGATTGAAAATTGTTAGTTTTTGTTGACGCATCTCTGGAGCAAATGATACATGCACCCAACGTCCAAATTCGTGAATGAGCTGGTCAAACTTAATGTCGCTCTTTGCTAAGGCTTGTGCTACAGCATATGTATCACCAAAACCTTTGCAGGTAAAGTCAATTGCCCAACCATCCATGTGGCTAGAAACCTTACTGCCACCNACAGCAACGTTAACTTCTGGTAAACGAATCCAAGAGTTTACAGAAATGGATTTACCAAGGAGTGCTCTCACTTGTTCCATACCAGCGGCTGCCTTCTTCATGTTCTCAAGCTGGCGCTCATCTGGTTGATTGTTTATACCCAGACGGATAGCAGTATCCGAGTGAGTTGCTTCATCTAATGTGAAGTGTTCACTTAAATTCATTTAACGTTCCTTATTTGGTTGTAGCGGTCGATGCAGTAGTTGAGTTCTCTGATGGCTTGGTCACCGTCGTCGGTGATGGTGATAAGAGATTGACTAACCGATTTGTCAAGTTCGGCTCTCGTTTCTGTAGCTCCAGGGGTGGAACTACAAGAGGAACTGACGGGGATTGACAACCTGACAGCCCCAGAACTAACGTCAGCGCGGAGCTTATTAATAGTGTTCTTCGCATCTTGCTTTTCTTTTTCAAACGTTTGTCTTGCTNTGTTGGCTTGTTCTGCCATAACAGCATTAAGCCTACCCATCTCTGCCTGTTGTTCTAGGTANGCTTNATGGTGTCCATAGAAGTAAGAACTAATTGTCAAACTTAGGATACCAACCAACACCCACGGATTAATCAGGCTTGGCATCTTTTTTCTCTTCCTTATTGAAAGCAGAGATACCTAAGATGGCAGCAAAGGCTATGTGAACAAAACCACCGTTACTAAGAGTTAAAGGAACCCATTGACGGAAGGCATCATTAGCTGCCTGTACTTCCCAGAATTGTACAATGGTGTACATAATGGGGAAGATAATAAAGTCAGCAACGTTAATCATCATATAAGTAAGACCCATTAAATAGGTCCACTTTTGCTTGTGAGTATCATCCATCATTGTTCCTTTTTACATATTTCAAGTTGTCGTTCAATACGAGCAACGGTTTTATTCGCCAGTTTACGTTCTTCTTTTGACCACCATACAGCAACTAATGTAACTGTAACTAGGTACAGGATAATTACAATTGCTGTTAATATCCCCAACGTCGCATTCGATCTAGTTCTACGAGTTCCTGTAGCGCCCATAAGTTTCCTATCGTAAAGACAATAGCAGCAACAAGGGCAGCAGCAATCCAAGAGTATTGCTTAATCATGTTAAGTTTGTGTTCTCTTTTAAGTCTTGCTATACGCTCTTGTTCGTCCTGTTTTTGTTTAAGAAGCGCTCGCTCTTCGGTAAGTCTGTCTCGTTCTTCTGTGATTTCTGTCCACAGGTCAGGCAT